CTTTTGTCAGCAGGACTGATACTGGCGATGGGAGGTTTGATCTACACGTCTTACAGATACGAGAAAATGCTCACGGAGTTAAGCGAACAGCGTAAGCATAGTCAAAGGCTAGATAGAGAATCATTGCGATGAATATCAGCCACAGCAACCACTCAATAATGTCCCTGATCATTATTTCTTTTTAACTTTTGCCGGCAGCTCTTTGAAGTTTGTCGTGGCGTGAATGAATTCCTTGGCAGTTTTCGATGGGATACCCTTCTCCTTGGCAAGCTTCGGGTTGTTGGCTGCCGCAGCCATTAACTTGAATTGCGCTTTGCTCCTTGCTGGCATGGTGCCTCCTATCTGATCAAACGTCTGGTTGTATAGTGGATGAGTACGCCGCTGAACCTGACCGGCGAGAAGTGGTCACCGCTGCCCTGAATGTATATGGATATATTCTCGGCATCACCACCCAGCTCAAACTGCACAGGAATCAATGACACGCCATCGTACACGGCGCCACTGTCCCAAAATATACCACTATCCCACAGCACGGGTGACAGGGAAACGATACCGGGCTGTGCCGGGAACTGGTTCATCTCTGTCGTCGAGTAGGCAAGATCGAATCCTAGTGCAAATTCTGAATATCCCAAGCCGGATGCCTCGATTACCGCGTTTCGGTACGACTTTATGACCCTCGGGCTTTTTGAGTTCGTGAAGGCCAAGCTCATGTGGAAATCTATCGGCAAGCCATCGAAGCTGGTGCCCACGTCCTGTCGATAGACGAAGCCGTTATTGGACCCGAAGTACATTTCCTCCTCGCCAACAAGGTTCTCCAGCGAGCATACGCAGGACAGGATATCGGGGTACAGGACAGGCAGTATGCCTATCATCTGCCCGTTATCAGTCGTGGCGTATAGCCCCGAGCCGTCGTTAAAATACAGACGATACTGGTTCTTGTCACGGCATACCGATGAGGCCACGCTTCTGGAGCGTCTTAACACAAGGAACGATTGGATGAGCTTGCTCAGGACCGCGTCGGCAAAGTTACCATAATTCTGTGACGTTTCAAGGTTGGTCAGGCCGCGATCGTCCAGCATGATCGTCTTGCTCACCTGCTGGATTGTGTACGGTACCGCACCTATCTCAATTTTGAACGAGACAAGGTTCCAGCTGGTTGATGCCGCGCCGTACAGAATCTTGATGCTGTTGCGGCTGAAGATCGCCAAGGCGGAAGTTGTCTCACCACCCGGTTGCGGCATGAAGCCGGTCACGTCATCGCTCATTGCAAGTTCTGCGGCACCCGTAATGACTGTCCACGTCAACGGGGTACCGATGCCAGAGTGCTGTACCGAGCTGCCGTAGGAGTAGAACAGGTGCTGCTTGAAGGCTGTCAGGTGCAGCGGTGTGTCGGGGAACATGCCTGTTTGTATCGGAATGTAAGCTGTGCCATCGAACTCAAAGCCACGGTTCACGCCATCCACACCGTACATTTTTAACGAGGTGCTGCTGCCGGCAAAGTTGAAATTACCAAACTCATAGCGACCGTTTGGCAGGAGCGTGATCGGTGTGGTCATCGAGAAAATTGTTGCGGCGTTCGGGTGTCCGGCAAAAGCGACAGTTTCGCCACTCAGAAAGGTGCCAACGGAACTGGCAAATATGAACCGTCCTTCAGCACTGCCTGACGCCCACGTACCGCGCTCAAGCACTACGCCGGTCAGTGTTGCCACTGCGTTCGACGTATTGCCTATGATTATGTCGCCGGCAACCAGCACGTCATTGCCGCCTGAGTTGAAGGCCACCTCGAACCCGAGGTCTACATACTGCCAGCCGCCGATGCTGCTCCGGTACATGATCGCGGACTGACCGTCAGCGTGGTTGCGGAAGGCATACACGACGTCGTTGTACAGCCACACGCCGAGCACATGCCCTGAACCCGGCACCGGGTCGATCAGGGAGCGCTGCACGTCAGCTGCAAGGTTCGCGTACTCTGCCCTTAGCTTGGCAGTAGAACCACCATTTATAGACTGCGGACCGACGCAAGTACCGACCACGGTGCCGCCAATCTTGACCTTGCCTGTTGGAAAGGTACCATTGATATTGGTCATGACGATGGTCGTGCTTCTGGTCAGCGGACCCGTGACAATCGCCACAGATCGATCTACAGGGAAGATCGTTTCACTGGTATGTGCACTGGTGACGTTCGACGCAGTGGAGAAATCCTGAGCGACAAGTTCCTCTACCTGCTCCGCCTGAGTCGCAGTTATTCTTGCAGTCGACGAATCGACTGCATTAAGCGTTTCTACAGCACTTGCTGTGATATCAGCCATGTGCCTTCCCCTACATTAAACAGCCAGTGAGTAGGTAACGGTCAGCGAATCAACAGGTGATACCACCTTGTCACCGTCAAAGAACGTACCCGCAGAAAACAGCAAGCCGCCTGTGCCGTCCTTGGTCGATACGGTTGTCAGGAAGCAGCCCTTGAACGTGCCCCCTGTGGTTATCGAGTACAGCACTCCGGCAGAGAAAGCCTTTATGCCGCTAGCCGCAGGTGCCCACAATGCCGCAGGACGGGAAACCTGAGAGTAGATTGGCACTGTGCCTAAGCCACCCTCGACCCATCCGGGATGCAGCGCCATTGTGTCGGTGTCAGCCGGACCCGAGGTGTACCCTGTACTGGAGATAAGCCCAAGGAAAAAAGAAGCTGTGTAGGCTGAGCCTGCAAGGTACTTGTTCAGCAGGTCGTTTTCACCCTCTGTCGTGACCAAGTTGTCAATGTGGCTTTCCCACTTGATCTTGCCGTCTGGACCGCGACAGACAACGTCGTACCTGCCATGCAGCTTCAGTTTCTCCTTGATACCACTGTTACGCGTGATGCTTGCGCTGCTCGCATCCTTGCAATGCAGTTGTTCACTTCCACCGATCATCATGCTGCCTCCACTTCTTTTTGTTGGAACCAGCGCTGGGAAGGCGTACCGTCTTCTGTCGTGTAGTTCACAAGGAATTCAAAGGTGCCCGTCTTGGAGTAGTACCGAACATCAGCAACCGTACCCTCAATCGGTTTAACCACCTGCTTTACTCTGTCACCCATTTTTAATAGCGTCATGATTAACCTCTTGAATGAAAAATTTATTCGGCATGCTCAAGCTGTCTAGGCGGCGGCTTGCGGTACGTGATGCGTTTTTCCAGTGTATCCAGTTTGGGTTCGTCCCTCGTCACACGCGCGCGCTCGATTGTGTGCCGGTACTCCTCTTTCAGCTGGTCACCCACTGTACTGCCCTCTATGTTGTAACCAACCGGTGCTTGCGCGTTGTACTCAAAAACAATCTCTTTGGTCTTTTCAATATCTTCTTTGTCGTAGGCTTTGATTGCCTTTTCCAGCGTGTCAGATTTCTTCTTGGTGAGCGCTTTATCCAGCTGTTTCATGGCATTGTAGTATTCGCGGGATTTCACAGCAACAGAGGGGTTGAAGCCTATCATCTTGACGATTGCATCCCCAGCAGTAACACCTGTAAGCACTTCCCCATTCGCCAATTTGATCTTGTAGTCGTCACCTCGCCCACGTCACCCTCAAGAATCTTTGCGGTACCTTCACCGACGTCCATTACTACACCGCCAAACGGCCCGGCAGCAACCTTCGCTGCTTCTTTAAACCACTCCTCGCGAGTAGTCGTATCTTTTGGTTTCTTGAAAAGCAGCTCGCTTGCGTCAAGTCTTGCCGCCAAGCCACGCGGTACGAAGCCGTGGGAAATCCAATCCTCCAAGTCCTCACCGAAGGTGTTGGCTATCCAGTTCTTGACTTCTGTCTCAAATTTCTCCTCGTCATCGTCACCGAACGAGGAAGCTATCGCGGCAAGTACAGCCAGCCCGATACCTGTGTATGCACCTTTGGAGCCGCCTATCTTAAAGCCTGCCACGCCCGCAGCAACAACCCCGGCCTCCAAGAAGATGGGCAGTCCAAGAACGCCGGCAGCAACAAACTGAGCACCAAGCATCGCGGCAAGTTGCCTTCTGGCCTTGTTGCGCTCAGCTCTGTTACCGCTACTGACCACAGGATTTCCTTCGCTGTCCAAGGTCTTGCTGCCTTCAAACGCCAGCCTTGCTGTGTTGCCCCAAAAGAACGCCTGATTCTGACCAAACTGCTTGAACATGAGCAGTACACGCGACATGTCGCCAGTCATGATCTTGGCGCGGTTCTCCTTGCTGTACTCGAAGTGCGTGTTATCGATCGCGTTGGCAGCGGCTGTGTACGCCTTGTCAACGTCACCTGAACGGGCAAGTTCCAAGCGGATTGTCGCCAGCGCGGTAACCTGCCTATTAGCAATTTCACTCATGTGCTGTGGCAGGGAAATAACCTTCATGATGTTTTGCTCGGCAGCACTGTACTTGTTTGACGGAGTCGTCGCCGCATCCATCATCTCGTGCACTTGCGTGTGGTCAATTTTTTTGGCATCAAAAAGCTTGTCGAAAATATCCCGTTCTGTCTGGTTCAAGCGTGGACGCATGTCCAATATCTTGCCCGCTGCCTGCAAAGACGTGGCCTTATTGAACTTGCTGAACTGCTGCGTAAAAGCAAGGCTTAGGTGCAAACCTGCCTTGGTGAAGCCATACTCTGCACCAAGGTAAGGGTAAGTATTTATAGCTGTCTGCGTCAGGTTCAAGCCGAAATTGGACAGCGAACCCAACATCATCGAGAAGCCTGCACGACCAGCAAAAGAAGCGAAGGCACCCGTTTTCTTGGTGATATCTTCCTCCTGCTGACGCATGCGTGTGTACACCTCGTGAATCGCGCGGTTATCACTTCCGGGTGGCACACTGTCAACCACGTCCTTCATGTCGGAAAGCGTTTTATCAATCCGGTCGCCGTACTTCAGGTTCGCGATATGTGATGCCGATTTACGCATCGTGTCGCTGTACGCACGGATGAAATCGTCCGAGTAACCGGCAGTATTCTTGCGGTGCAGGAATGACTTTCTGAACGATCGATCGGGCAGCGAGTTGATGATGAGCTGGTCTATCTCATCCAGCAAACCTATAAGCTGCTTGCCCGCTATCGTTCCGGTAGTAGAAGCGTTGCTTATCTTGGTCGCTATGCTCTCCAGCGCCTTGGCAGCTTTGATCTTCTGGTGGTGCTCGTCACGCTTGGTGGCAGTGACTGTGTAACCAGCTGCCTCAAGCTGCTTCTTGGCGGTATTCGACTCGCGC